GACACGACAGATAGTCAGCTAGCAGACGACTACACAGCTGCTATGCTGTACTCTGAACGCAAGGAAGGAGCACAAGAATATCTAAGTCAAGGGTTCGAAGGAGGGGCACTCGATGTCGGCCTAGGCCTGCTACATCTATTCCCTGATTACACGAACGATCCCTTTTCTGGTGACTTTGGCCTTGATAACGTAGCTTTCAACAACTTCCTGATAGATCCATATTGGCGCAAAATGGACCTATCAGATTGCAACTTCATCTGGCGCAGGCGTTGGGTATCGAAAGACGCAGCGAAGATCAATCTTCCGGGTCGTGCTAAAGAAATCGACTCTATGCAGATGGGTAGTTCAAAAGACGGTCGCTTCCCAATGCAAGCCGAACTCATGAATCTCAATAATAATAAGCTCATGCCATACGATGAGTATTACTATCGGGATTTTAGAGAAGGAACTTTCATTCTAGATCCGATGTCTGGTGAGTCTGTCGAATGGCAGGATATCCCGGGTGCTCCAAAAGATGAGATGGAGCAAGTTCTTGCACAACAGCCCTGGTTACAGGTCCAAAAGAAGCAAGTCCCCACTATAAAACTTGGTATCTGTCTTTCCGGCCGCACAATGTACGACGGTCCGAACTTACTCAACGTAGATCGATACCCTTTTGTTCCGATGGTTGGCTATCACGAGCCGGATCTACCATCTTACTCTTGGCGCTTTCAGGGGGTTATCAGAGGGCTAAGAGATGCACAGTTCCTTTACAACCGACGCAAGGTAATTGAACTCGATATCCTAGAATCTCAAGTAAATTCAGGCTGGGTGTATCCAGTAGACGCTATTACAGACGAGAAGGCATTCCGACAAACGGGTCAAGGTGTCCTCGTTCCTCTCAAGAAAGGGCACACAGCGGCCGAGCTAGAGCGCATTCAAGCACCAGATATTCCAGCTTCCATGATTGAGCTTTCACGTAGCTTATCGGAAGATGTTCAAAAGATATCAGGCGTTAACGAAGAGCTTCTAGGGTCTGCTGAAGATGATAAAGCAGGCATCCTAGCAATGATGAGACAGGGGGCAGGCCTAACCACCCTTCAAGGCCTATTCGACCGTCTCGACTACTCGCAACGCCTGCTTGGTGGTCTTAGATTAGAGGCTATACGCAAGAACTGGACGAAAGCAAAGGTAGAAAGGATCATTAACCGTGAAGTCGATCCGCGCTTCTTCTCTTCAGATATCAGCCGATACGATCTCGCAGTTGAGGAGGGTGTATACAGCACCACTCAACAGCAAATGGAATTCCGACAGCTCGTTTATCTGCGTGGCGAACTTGGAATGCCTATTGATGACGAAACACTAATCAACAAGTCTTCTATCACCGGCAAGAAAGACATCCTCGAAAAGATGCAGCAAACAGCCCAGGCAGAACAACAAGCCCAGCAAGCACAATCTCAGCAAGAAGAGGAAATCACAAGAGCCGACAACATCGTTAAGATGGCAAAAGCTAAGAGTGATCTAGCGAGATCAAAAGAATTACTAGCCTCAGCAGCTCAAAAGACTGTACAAATCACAGAAATTGAAGCCGCAGCAGAGCATAATCAGGCGAAAGCTGACATGGAACTAGTCAAACAACTCATTGAACTAGAAGATATGGATAGATCAAGCTTGAAAAATGCTATAGATATGGCAGAATTGATAAAGACAGAAGGCCCTCAACAATCCCAAATCATCCCACTAACCATAGGTGAATAAGATGGAAATGTCCGACAACGGAAAAGGCGTAAAATTCGACAGCAAGCAGCATCAAGAGATGAAAATGTCTCAGCTTTCTTGTGGTGGATCAAAGTACGAGAAGGGTACTAACGCGAAAGAATCACAAAAACGTGCACAGTCTCTCGCTGATTACGCCAAAAATAACCGCCCTAAGCACTAAGCATGGCTAACGCTAAGGGCGAAACAGCGGGAGAGCTTGCAAGCCAAGCCTCTCGCGATTCCGAAAAGTACGATGTAAGAGAACTCTCCTTCGAATGGACTAAATCCATTACAGAAGAAGTGTGGAAATGCGTAGATAATCACAAAGGGATCTGTGAGGATGACGAATTTTGTGTCGTCATGGTCTACGCAGATGATAGCATTTTAGCAAACGTTAAGCGTCGGAAGTTCTACGGTTACCCTCACCTACCTAAGCCAAGGCCTAGGCAGTCGTGCTGGTTATACCGAAAGGACTCCGATGATATAGAGTTCCTATGGGCACTTCCCGAAGCCGGGACGATGGCAACACTAGGGACGATATTAACGTTTGATAAGCGCTATGCTAAGATGGCGACATGGTGCCGGGCTTTTTTCGATGGAACTTTCCACGAATTGATAAGGCAGCAAACAGGGATTACAACACTAAGTGAAGATGAGTTCTTACATGCCCACGCCGAGGAAACTGTCAAGCCTGTCGGCGATGATCGAAGCACGGCTCTGGCCGATACCTTTGATTTCTTTAAGCCCTTCAAAAGTCAGGTCATAGACCCGAGTAAACCCCTCCTTAACTAAGATAGTTTCTATCTTTGGGGGTAGGCATAGGACTTCGATAGGTACGTTTCCATGGAGAAACTCAAGGCACTGCCTGTAATGCCCGATATCTTTTTCTAAATCAAATTTTTGCATAATAGGGAACCCGTGACTGATACAGTAAATCAAGATAGTACAGAACAAACACCGATTGCTCAAGAGCAAGAGCCGGTAGTTGCTCAACAGGTAACCGAAACACCTGCTTCACAAGATACTCAGCCTTCGAGTGATGAGCAACCGCAAGCTGAAGAGCTTACACCAGAGCAGATAAACTGGCGCAAGTTCAGAGAGGAGAGGGGTGCAGAGAGGAAGCGTCGAGAAGAGGAGGCGGCATCTCGTGAAGCTGCTGAAAAAGCAGCGAAAGAGAAAGACGAGCAGATCGCAGCATTGCAACAAGCAATGACTCAAGCGATGAATTCAGGACAATCTGTCACTCCAGATCAACAGCAACAAATCATCGATGAGCTAGACCCAACTGATATCCCAACAGGCGAACAGGTATCCAAGTACGTAGAAAGCACGGTGCAAAAGATAATTAAAAAAGAAGTAGAGAAGCAGCAGCAACAGGTGTATCAACAGAGCGAAAAAGCTAAGCTAGCAGCTCTCCCGAAAGACAACCCTGACTTCGAGCAAGTGTGTTCTACCGAGAATCTCGACTACCTAGAGTTTCACTACCCGGGTGTAGCAGTAGCATTCAATAACATGCCAGATGACTACACCAAGTGGAGCAACATTTATGCTACTGTGAAGAAGTTGGTACCAAACTACGATGCAGGACAACAGAGAGCACGAGCCGAAGCCAACGCCTTAAAGCCTCAGTCAATGAGTGTCTCAGGTGTTTCCTCGACAGGAGACCAAGCGCCAAACGTAAACCTAGATGCAAATCGTAGGGCTGAAATTTGGAAGCGTATGCAACGAAAGATGAAAGGTTTACCAGTCTAACGGTAATGAGTATTTTTTCCCTGAATACTCGAAGAGGCGCGGTCCGCTATTGCCGCGCCTTTTCTTTTGTTAAATAAACAGTTAGTCATTACACTAGCATCGACCGTATTGGACTCGTCACCCACGACTGTATTGGACTCGTCACCCTGCTGTACTCTAGGGATCGCAACCTAAAGAACAAGAAACGAACACTAATTATGGTGTAATGATGGCTGTCGGAATAAGCACGATTGGCAATGTTCAACCAGAATTGCCGTTGCAAGCTATAGAAGAATTTTTGTCAACTGAGCAATTTTCGCTTGTGTATTCATTTGGCGCTGACCTGCATTACGCAGAAGCTCACGCCGGAAAAACCACACGTCTAAGCAGATGGGACCCCCTAAGCACAGACGGTGGACAACTTGATGGTACTGGAATTGATCCAGCTCCAGAGGTACCAATTCGTACTGATATCGACGCTGAGATGGAAGTCTTTGCTAAGTCGGTAGCGGTCAATGAGCAGGTAAACAAAGCTGCCTGCTTTAAATCCCCGGTAAATACCTTGGAAAGCCTAAAGGCCGCGTAAGCGACCCATGGTAACCAGAGGCAAGCGTTAATCACGCACAGCAGAGAGACGATTATGACAACTTCGCAATTCCTTACAGAGAGCCATACGTTTGGTAGTGACTTCCTCAACTATATGAGGTCCACTGTGTCCCCTTACGTACATTCTGTTTGTGAATGTTTTGCGAAGTTCAATCATGATCTCTATTTGACGTTTTTTGATCGTCGAGTAAGGAAGAATAAGCTCACACAAGTGCAAAAGCCTATCACCGCTAGTCTGCCAAAGAAAAACTGGCTTTCTAGAGTTTGTAGGTGTTTGGTTTTTGGTGTAGCACCCGGTAAAACCACCGAAAGTATCTTTAAGCCAGTCTATAAGGGCACCTTCAGTATTACTGACAGACATGTAAGTAGTATAAGCAGGATTTCCAGACTTGGTTTTGGCATAGGATCCAGCGGTGATACTTCCTTCCCCATCAATGATTCCTGCAAGATAGGCGATAGTCGTCGCAGGGTACTCACGTCTAATATATTTCTCTCTACCATAAGTTTTGGTCATCATATCCTCAAGTTTGAAACACTTTGCTGGAGAACTATACCAGAACTAGTGATTAATGGGCAGCCGCAACGACTAAACCCGGAGACACCCTAGAGGGTGAAGTGATAGTCTGGCCTCATGTGAAAGCATGAGAGGGGAGGTTGAAGTGCCACCCCCGCCATCGTAAGATGGTCAGTAAGCGAGAGCTGAAAGTAACAGTTGTGACAATTGTTTGAAAATGAGAGAACTATGACTAAGTTCATGGCTCTTCTCGGACAGTACGCGGCATAGTCTGCTGTCCTTAAACCTTCTCTGATTGACTTGGAAGCCTAAGGTGAAAGCTATGGTGACAGGGCGGAACCCGCAAGGGACCGTGAACGACTGAGTGAGAGGGACCCGTAAGGGTAAGCGACAGTCTGAGCTGGATTGTAAAGATCCAGAGGGAGAGTCGAAGAACTTTCCCCGCCATCGCAAGATGGTCAGTAGGCAAGCGCCGAAAGTAACAGAATTGGGATGCGAAACAAAGAAGACCTCTTAATGAGAGATCTCTACGCAAGCTCACCAGCGTATGTAAATGCTACTGGTGGCCTAAATGCTGATCAGCCTAGTGAGATCACTAGATCGGCAGTAAACAACGTCGAGCGCATTCTTTTGGGTGCTAACGCACGAACATTCCTTTCTAGCCTAGAAGCTACTGACCAGTTCGGTACTGCTGGTGTAAGGGATGCATTCATTGCTTTAGCATCTACAGACATTACGCCTGACCTTCAGAACGTTGATGGTGTCCAGTTGAAAATCAACTATCCTGGCAACCAAGACAATTTGAAGCCTGAAGAGTATTGTTCAATCGGTCGTTTCCGATTCTTCACTACTTCCGAAGGGATTGTTGAGCAGAATGCAAGCTTGAATGGTAACGACATTTATAAGGTACCGATGTTCGGTCTTGAGTCTGTTGCTAAGATTGAGCAGAACACATACAGCGCGAACGTTGGATACCGTCCGGCATGGGTTGTATCTCGTGTTGCTCAAAACGCAGAGCTATATGCTAAGTTCGCGATTGCGCGTGCTATCACTAACCAAAACTGGCTTTCTGGCCTTAACTGCACACAAAGACTGTAAGGAGGTTTAAATGTCATATTCACTAATGGCTTCAGGCGTCTTTACATCTGACGGTTCAGCTAAGATTAT